AGATTACATTTATGGATTAGTTGCTGGTACTTATTGGTATGCATATGCTGCTACTTCAACAAGTACTGGAAGTGGTGTCTTTAGAATAGCTGAAGTAGATAGTAGTGGTTACGTATTAAGCATAGCACAATGTAGTGGATCAAGTTGTGATATACTATAAAAATTTACCCATATGAAAATATATATTGAGATAGACAAAAATAAAAAAGACAAAGTAATCTTTAGAAACAATATAGAAAATATTGAAATATTCAGATACTTTTTTGAAAACCACACCTTTACCTTTGATTTTTTTCAAAGCTTAAAAGGTGATAAAGAACTGTTGAACAAGGCTTTTAAAGAAGAATTATATCAACATACCTTAAACTAACTAATTAACTATGGCTAAAAGAATTTTAATTGAGTATGATGTAGACAGTAAAGACCTGAAAATAGCTGGTCAGGAAACCCTATCATTAACTCAACAACTTCGTATCTTAAAGAAAGAACTTCAAAGAGGTGATCTTAAACCAGAACAATTTGATATTCTTCGTAAAAAAATTGGTGATACTGAAGATCAAATAGCTAGAACTACCACAAGATCAAAAGACTTTTTGGGAGTATTGGCTACATTGCCAGGTCCTGTTGGTACGTTTGGTGCATCTATATTAGGTGTTGTTGATACCTTAAAAGTGTTCTCCGGTTTTTCATTCAAAGATATTAAAAACTCTTTGGGTGATTTAGGTGATGATGTTGTTGAAATTACCAATGGATTTTTAGGTCTTGGTGATGCAAAAAAGAAAACAGAAGAGTCCACAAAATCTTTAACAACCGCTACTCAAGAAAGTGTTGCTGTTACAGAAAACAATTCTTCAGCATTAGCGGCAAATGCTGCACAAGGCGCTGTTGTTACCAATGCTATTTCTAAACAACAAGAAGCATTAAAAGCATTAGCCAAAGAACAACAATTTGCTACGGTATTATATGATAGTAAGGGAAATGCTATGATTAAGGCTACCAAGCCTATCAAAGATATGACCCAAGCAGAAGCTGCATTATTTGCACAACAAAGAGCAGCTTTAGTACAAAGTGGTGTACTAAAAACAAAAAATATGGAACTAGCTGGTAGCTATGAAACAGCAACAGCTGGTATAGTTACAACCACGGTAGCAACAAATACATTAACGGTAGCACAAAGAGCAGCAGCATTTGCTGGTCAAGCGTTAAAGGTTGTATTAGCATCATTAGGTATTGGTCTTGTTATCATCGCTATAACAGAATTAATTAGCTTACTTACAGAATGGGCTAGTGGTACAAAAGAAGCTGAAAGAGCACAAAAAGAATTTAATGATGAATTAGAAAGAACTACTACATTATTAGAACTTGATCTAAATGATACCAGAAGACGTAATGCAATTAGAATAGCAGAATTAAAAGCTGCTGGTGCATCTGAAAAAGAAATAAGAAACCAACAGCTAAAAGAGTTAAAAGAAAATTTAGATCTTGTTAATCAAGCTGTTATAGATGCAGCTAAACTTGAAAATGCTACATTAAAAAGAACAGATGAAAAAGCTGTTGAAGATTACACTACAATCAGTAAAAAAAGAACAGAACTTGAACAAAAAGCTAAAGATATAAGGACTCAAATTCGTGTAGCTGAGTTAACTGGTATTGCTGATGACAACAAAAAGAGATTAGAACTAAATAAAAAATCTGCTGACGATGAATACAACAGAAAGTTAAAAGAACTTGATGCATTAATTCAATTAGAGGTAGATAAAGATAATACAGATGAAAAGAGATTAGCTGATTTTCTTGATAGAAAAATGAAGCTAATAATGACCAAAGAAAAGTTGAGTGCTGCTGAACAACAATTAATGAGACAGCAAAACTCACAAAAGGTCAAACAAGCTTTGGACGAAGACTCACAAAGATTACAAGATTACTTCAAGAAAGTAGAAGATATTAGAATTGATGCAATAGCAGATGAGGAACAAGCTAGAGTTGAGGCTAGAGAAAATAAGGTATATTTTGATAAGATAGCACTTAGCAGAGACAAAGAGTTTATCAAGAAAAGCAAACAAGAACAAGATAAATTATTCAAAGACCTTGAAATTGCTGCTCAACAAGATATTCTTAAGATACGTGAAGAGTTTTTCTTAAAGAGATTGCAAATAGCACAAGATCAAGCAATCGCTGAAGTTGATGCTTTAACAAGATTAAAAGACCAAGAGAATAATATAAACAATGTTCGTTTACAACAATTAGGTGATTTTACTGCTGTATATGGTGATTACTTCTTTGGTAACAAAGGTTTAAAAGCATTATATGCAAAATATTTTGTTGATCTTAGACAAGTATATACAGATGAATTTAATGCAAATACAGCGATATTTGACGCTGAACAAATTCAACTTGATCAAGCATTAGCAAACAAAACTTTGTCTCAAGAAAAGTATGATGAGAGAATAAGAGAACTAAACGAAAAGAGATTACAAAATAACGAAGAGTTTACTCAACGTCAAATCCAATTAGATCAATTAGAGGTAGATTCTAAGAGAGCTAGTGCGGATAAGACCGTAGAGATTGGTGCACAGTTGGTTAACTTATTAAGTGCTGTAGCCGGTAAGAGTAAAGGTATTCAAATAGCTGCAGCTATTACAGAAGCTGGTGTGGCTATCGCTAGAATCATTATAGATACCCAAAGAGCGATCATCGCGTTTAGTGCGTCAGTTGCACCATTAGGCCCGGCTGGTGTTCCTATTGCGGCTGGATACGCTGTTAAAGCTAAGATTGCTGCAGCATTAAGTATTGCTACAATTGTTGCACAGGGTATCAACAAATTAAAAGAAATTAAATCTGCTGGATCTGGAGAAGGTGAAGGTGGACAACAATCAAATAGATTGGGTAGAGGATATGCTGATGGTGGTATTGTAAGAGGTCCAGGTGGTCCTAAATCAGATAGTATTAATGCTAGACTATCCAATGGCGAAGCTGTAATGACAGCTGGTGCAGTAACTATGTTTGCTCCATTATTGTCAATGATGAACCAAATGGGTGGAGGTGCTGCGTTTACATCTAGTTTAAATACAGCATTACCTGATAGACCAGCAGTAGCACAACCATCATTAGAACAATCAGAAATGATCGTTAAAACATATGTGGTTGAGAAAGAATTAACAGATGCTCAACACAGACAAGCTAGATTAAAGAACCTATCCACATTATAATCATAAAAATTTATATTTATTAGTATGAAGAAAGATAAAATTATAGAACTAAGAATAGACGAAGAAGATCCAATATCAGGAATTGATAGTATATCCTTAGTTGATGAACCGGCGATTGAAATTAACTGGGTAGCTTTTAACAAAGAAAAAGCACACGAATTTCATATCCCAGATGGTGAAGATAACAAATACCTTGAGATACTAATTGCAAAAGCTGAAGCTGAAGAAGATCTATTAGCTGAAGGTTATGTTATTGACCATATAGAATTAATGGATAGTAAAGAAGTATTTGCTACTAGCCCAAACGCAAATTCAGAATGGGATGAACCGGATTTTAAGGTAAGATATAAGTATATGCTTAATCCGCGTATAACTGGTCAAGCAGCTGTTATAGATACAACTAGAGCATTCTGTAAAGATTTGGTTAGTAAGAACTATGTGTGGCGTGTAGAAGAGATGGACAACCTTAGAAATGAGTTTGGTGATAGTGCATTAGTGTGGAGAGGTGGTTACAATTGTAGACACATTTGGGGTAAGATGGTATATAGAAAAGATGCAACAATTGTAAACAAAGCATCTATCAATAAAGGTAAAGTTGAGGTGGATGGTTTTCCAAGTGGCTTAAATCCTGAACTAGATATTATCGGTTACCCTCAACCAGATACAACAACAGAAAGAACATTAAATAATCCAAGTCCATCTACTATTAGAAACTTAGGGTTATCTAAACAAAAATTTGAATATCCATTATTCCCAACTAAAGAAGAAGCTGAATACTATGCTGAAGAGGTATTGAATTGTAAGGGTTCTCACGAACACGATGTTAATGGTAAAACTTATTATATGCCGTGTGAAGAACATCCTGAAGATATGGGATATGATGTGGGTACAATAACTGGTTATGTTGATCCGGATATTAAGAAGAAAAAGAAAAAAGAAGATTTTGAATCATATACAGATTATCCATTGGCAGCATCAGATAATGCTAGAAGAGCGTTAAAATGGGCTGAAAAGAATGGATGGGGATCTTGTGGAACACCCGTGGGGAAAGCCAGAGCTAATCAATTAGCGTCTAGACAGGCCATTTCAGAGGAAACGATCTCTCGTATGGCTTCATTTGAAAGACATAGACAAAACAAAGATGTACCTTATGATGAGGGTTGTGGTGGATTAATGTGGGACGCTTGGGGTGGCACAGCTGGTATTGAATGGGCACAAAGAAAACTTAGACAAATTGAAAACGCTAAATTCAATAATCAAAAATTTGAAATACAATCAGAAGATAAGCGTATAGTGGTTGGGCCAGCAATGGTACCAAATTTACGCATCTTCAGAAAAGATAAAAAGGGTAATCCATATCACGTATTTTTTACAGATAAAACCATACGTATGATTGCTGAAAAGTATATGCGTAACAAATATATTGATAACAACGATACCAACCACGATGGTAAAGCTGTTAGAGATGTTTATGTGATTGAGTCTTGGATCAAAGAAGACGAGAACGATAAGTCAAACAAGTATGGATATGACCTACCAATAGGTACCTGGTTTGTATCAATGAAGGTAAAAGATGACAATGTGTGGAAGAAAGTTAAAGAAGGAAAGCTACGTGGATTTAGCGTTTCTGGCTACTTTGAAGAGATTGAACAATTTGCTAGAGAAGAAATGTTCCTTAGCGAATTAGCTAAATTGCTAAAAACAATAAAAGAATAAAAAAATTTGGTTATATATACGAATTTTTATATTTAATAATAAGAAGAAAAAATAAATACAATTATGTCAAATTCTAAAACTGCAATTCAAGAAATTAAAAAGCTTATGAAGCAGTTCGGTTTTATGTCTGATGAACCGGTTCTAAAGTCATTCAAATTGGAAGATAATACAATTGTGGAAGCAGCTGACCTTAAGGTTGGTGAGGCTATCACAAAAATATCTGAAGAGTTTGAAAGAGTGGCTTTGGAAGATGGTGCTTACCGTTTAGTTGAAAACTTCAACTTAGAGGTAAAAGAAGGTAAAATCGTATCTGTTAATGAGATTTTCTTAGACGCTAAGTTAATGGACGGTACAATCGTAAAGGTTGAAGGTGACGGTTTGGTAGAAGGTGCAGCTGTTAAAGTTGTTACTGAAGAAATGCCAGACGGTGTTCCAGCCCCAGATGGTGTACACGAGCTAGAAGACGGAACTAAAATTGAAACTATGGGTGGTATTATTTCTAAAATCGAAGAGAAAATAGAAGAAGCTGAACCAGCTGTTGAGATTGAAGTAGAAGCTGCTAAGAAAGAAGATATGGGTGGTATGGAAGAAGTATACAGCCTATTGAAAGATATGATGGAAAAAATATCTGAAAAAATGAAAAGTATGGAAGATAAGATGTCTGCTGTTGAAGCTGACTTTGATGCTTTCAAAAAAGCTCCAGCTGCTAAAAAAATAGCTGATGGAAAAACAGACTTTAATAAAACGTCTAATTCTGATGATGAAATTTCAGACAGAATTATGGCATTAAGAAAATTAAATAAATAAAAAAATTAAAACTATGAAAATTTATTCAAAAGAAGAATTTGCTTATGCCGTAGGTGGTATTACTGGCTTCACAGACGAAGTTGGTGGCCAATTACTTTCTAAAGCATTAGTAGGTGCTCAGACACCAAAATATGTTAATGTACGTTTGGGCATTAAAGGCTCTCAAGCACTTAACCTATTAGACTCAAACGCATCAGTGATGTTCCAATCTGGCGCTTGTTCATTAACACCAACAGGAACAACAACTTACACTCAAAGAAACTTAGTAACGCAACACGAGACGTATTTTGAACAATTATGTTACAAGGACTTGTGGGATACGTATCAGTCAATGTTGATGAAGCCAGGTCAAACTAACGAAGATGTTCCGTTTGAACAAGCGATCGCTGACCTAAAAATTAAGCAAATCCAACAAAGAGTTGAATCTAAGTTATGGACTGCTTCAACTGGTGGTACAGATTCATTCAACGGTTTCAGCAATTTGATCGTTACAGGTGCTACTTCAGTTGCTAACTCAAGTGGTACTACTTTCTCAAGCTCAGCTGCTTATGGTGTATCTGGTAACCCAATCACTGAAGTTGACAAATTAATCAACGTATTATCTGACGACGCACAAGCTCGTGAAGACTTAATTGTGTTTATGTCTTATGCTAACTTCAGATTGTATGTACAAGCGTTAACAAGAGCTAACTTCTTCGTTAACTACATTGGTGGTGCAAAAGCTATCGGTGGACCAGATTCTTATGAAGCAATCCATCCAA